AGAACTTAGAGGTCTTGCGGTTGAATATAATGTTCCTATTGTATCTGCTACTCAAACTACCAGAAGCGGATTCACATCGTCTGATCCGGGACTGGAGGATACAAGTGAATCATTCGGGTTGCCTGCAACCGCCGATTTAATGTTTGCTTTGATTTCTTCTGAAGAACTAGAAGAACTTGGCCAAATGATGGTGAAACAATTAAAGAATCGATATAACGATCCAACTTTCCATAAACGATTTACGATTGGCATCGATAGATCCAAAATGAAACTATTTGATGTTGAGCAATCTGCACAGATGGGTATTGCAGATGCTGGACACAAAGGACACGACAAACCATTAAACACATTTGGTGATAATGAACGTAAAGACAAATTTAAAGGATTTAAAGTATGACATTCGAACAGATTATGATTGCAGTAGTGGCTTGGATTTTTTTAATTTCTATAGTTTATAAACATAGTGGTTGGAAAAAAATTAAAGAATGTTATGGTATGTGGTTCACTAAAGAATATTGGACCGACTATAACACAGTTGAATTTTTAAGTTGGTTGGCCAAAGGAATTATTATTGTTCCGGGATTAATTTTTGGTATACAACTTTGGTGGTTGTATTTCTTAACATTACTCACATCATTAAGTTTAATTTGGGCTTCAAATAAAAAATTGTTACCTACACTTGTAGGTTTTAATACTTTATGGGTTTGGATTAGTTGCATGGTATTAGCACAACATTTGGTAAAATAATGGAATTAAATAGAGAAGATGCACTTTATTGTGCCAATGCCTTCAAAGAATATTTTGGTAATATTACCGATATCGAACAGTATATGCGTGAGGAGAAATTAAAGAACCTTGACAATATACCACAATCATTATTTCCACCAGAAGATGATTTATTTTCAGATTTCTCCATGCACCCTAAAGATATGGATATTGATGTGGTAGAAATACCAAATCAACAATGGGAAACATTACTCTCAATTACCTCATCACATATTAATAAAGCACCAGTTGGAAGAAATATTCAACTGGCAGTAATTGAGAAAAACACAGGAAAGATTCTAGGATTCATTCGTTTGGGTTCACCAGTAATCTATATGCGTCCTCGTAATGAACTTCTTGGACAAGTGTTCTCGCAAAGTCCAGATACTACCAAAAGATTCAATGATTCCGCTATGATGGGTTTCGTGATTGTACCAAGTCAGCCATTTGGTTTTAATTACTTGGGTGGTAAACTTATGGCTGGTATTTGTACCAGTCATGAAGTAAGAGAAATCTGTAATAAGAAATATGGTATGAATCTTTGTTTATTTGAAACCACCAGTTTGTATGGTTCAACCAAAGGTGTTTCACAATATGATGGTATGAAACCTTTTATTCGTTTTCAAGGCATCACCGATTCGGATATGATTCCTATGATGCACGGTGAAAGATATACTGAACTTAAACAGTTTGTGGAAAGTAAAGTTGGAGATATTTTAGAAGGTGATACTAAATCTACTAGTAGAAAGCTAAGAACTTTTACTAAAATTATAGCTTTGACTAAAGCAGCTTTAAAAGGTTCATCAGAAGGTGAACAATTCCTTTTAACGATTGAGAACGCCAAAAAGTTGACAGAGAAGAAACGATATTATACATCTAATTATGGGTATAGTAACTACATTGATTATTTGGCCTGTAAAACCGATACATTGGTGCCAGGAGAAAATTATGAAAAGCATAAATTGAGTAATATTATTGAGTGGTGGCGAAACAAAGCTTCAACTCGTTACGAAAGCCTTAAATCTGAAGGACGCCTCCGTACGGAGCTAGAGTTCTGGACTTCCGGTAAAGACATCCAAATAATTAGATAAATATTTTCATTTAAGGTATAAAATGGCATCTCCAGCAGACATACAAGAAACCGCACAGGCATTATTTTGTGCCTTGGCCGAATCGGTGGGATCATCAAATATCAAAAACATCTTCAATAAACAAAAATATCCAACCTATTTTGACTTTAAGAAATTTTGGGATGAAAAATATACAATAAACACCGTAGAAAAGACTTTTAAAAATAAAGTTTCAGCAGGTAAGGCTTCATTTAAACAAGTAGAAGATTTACTTTATGGAGTTAATGAAAAATCAAAAAGAGCAAAAAATGATTGGTACTATTCTTCTTTAGAAATCGCAGCACAATTATTAAAAGACATTACAACAATTAGTAAGAACTTTTCTTATTTAAAAACTGGTCACTTGTCTGACATCTTTTATGCTCAAGGTGATAAAGAAGTTATGGATAATATGGCTGCTTTATTTAAACGAGCCAATGATTATTTAAAAGAACAAAATACTAATAATAAACATGGTGCAAAATTAGCCAGACCTTTTGATAACATCAACAAATGGACTACAGCCGACATATACTTTGCTTCAACAAAAGCCAAAAAGTTAATTGAGGATTATAAAAAAGAAAAAGATATTGACTTCTTAAAATTAAATTCTTTTGTTAGTAGAATGATTGCCGATGGGGAATTACTTCCGTTATCATTAAAAAAACAAGTAAACAAAGTTACAATTAAAAAAGTAAACTTTAATCGACCACAAGAACAAAAAGAGATAGACAAACTCGAATATGGTGGTACAAGTGATTGGAAAATTTATGATAAAGATAAAGACATAAAAGATTATACAAGAACATTGTTAATTTATATGTCAAAAGATAAATCTCTATATGTACAAATTCGCCACGATCCTTCAGGAGAATCATATAAAGGTGTTGTTCAGTTTGAAGGTGCTGGTGCTTTTGAAGGTAGTTTAGCTATGGGTCCTATGTCAGATATTGTAAAAAATATAGATTCGAGATTTTATGAGAGATGGACAAAAACTTTTGAAAAGGCTAATCAAAAATTTAAAAATGAAAAAAAATATCTAGATAAAGAATTAAAAGAAAAAGATAGAAAACAGTATGAAAATAAACGAGAAATCGCTAGTGCTGAATTGACTAATGAAGTCAATCCACTTTTAATTGATTGGTTGAAAAAAGACAAAACAAAGGCAAATCAGTTTGTTAGGGGTTTATATACCTACGCCACAGCAAGGTCAAACAATTCAGCTAAATATGTAATTGCAAAATAAGGTAAAATATGGGATTAATAGATTTCGATAAACTTTCAAAAGAATATAGTGCTCTAGATAATGATTTTGGATTCTCTGCTATTAGTGAAGAAGAATACAATTCTGTCATCAATAAAGCCACAGGTACGGTAGAAGATTATAGAGCAAGATTAAAAGAATTGGAAAAACTAATTGTTCCTTTTTTAACTAAACTACACTCTACTGGTGATAAAGAGTATATCTATTGGCCAAATCGTAAACCAGCAATCGAACAACAAATAGAAAAAATATTAAAATTAACTAAAGATTAAATTATGACTGCTACTGTGATTATAGCAACTACTGGAGTTCCAGAGTTGATTGATACCGTGAAATCTGTTTTGAATCAAACATATGATACAGAATGTTATGTTGTAGTTGATGGACCAGAACACAATTATGTGGTCAAGAATCTATTAAAGTATATACAAAACCATCCAAATTACAAAAAAATCCATTTTTGTAATTTACCAGTCAATGTCGGTGCCAATGGTTTTTACGGCCACCGTGTCTATGCTGCTTTCACACATCTAATCAATACCAAATATGTAATGTATTTGGATCACGACAATATCTTAGAAGAAAATCATATTGAAACTTGTGTAAAGAAAATTGAAGAAAATAATTTAGACTGGTGTTATTCTTTAAGAAAAATTATTGATAAAGAAGGCAACTATATTTGTAATGATGATTGTGAATCTTTAGGTAAATGGCAAACATATCATGGTGTTAATATGATTGATACAAATTGCTATTGCTTTAAGACTGAAACTGCGATAAAATTAGCACAGGTATGGCACGGTGGTTGGGGAACTGACAGAGTGGTATTAGGTGCATTTTCTAATTATTTCCCTAAATTTGATTGTACAGGACAATATACTGTAAATTATCGTGTTGGTGGTAATGCTGGTTCAGTAAATGGAGATTTCTTTATTAATGGTAATAAAGTAATGAATGAAAAATATAATGGAGTATTCCCTTGGAGAAAGTCCTCGTAGTAGGTGAAAGAAGTTTTGTTGGTAAAAGTCTAAAGAATTATGATAGAGTTTCATATCACCAATTAGACGATGTTGATTTGACACAATATGATGTTGTGGTCAACTGTGCCTTGCATCCTGCCTACAAATTAGAAAAATATAAACAGAGATATGATATTGATTTTAAAGTATCTCAAAAAGCAACTAAAGCCAACTGTCATTATGTAATGATTTCAACAAGAAAGGTGTATGGTGCTGGTGGTACGGACTCTGTTGAAATTTTTGATGAATTTTCTGATATAAATCCTTCATCATACTATGGTGAAAATAAGTCTATCACAGAATTAAAACTTCTATCCAATTTCCCCGACAAAGTAACAATTCTCAGAGCTTCTAACATTTTTGGTTATGAATTTGGAAGAAACTCGTTTACTGGTTATTGCATGACACAATTGGTCAATGAAGGTAGAATTAATTTCACCATAGTACAAACCGTAAAAAGAGATTTTATTAATGTTAATGCTGTGTCAAAAATATTAGAAGAAGTCTGTAAAAAAAGGCCTTTAGGTGTTTATAATCTTAGTTCTGGTTATGGACTAGAGGTTGGAAAAGCAGCACAATGGTTAATTGATGGTTATGGTTATGATGCAGAAATACATAACTTAGATTATAAAAATGAAGAGCAATTTGTATTAGCCAATAACAAACTCAAAAAAGAACTCAATATCGATATTGGTCCATTTGATTATGAAAAAGAATTTTATTACCTAGGAAAAGAATTATGCAAGATTTAGTGATTTCAGCAATATCGTCTTATGAATTTGATAAGATTGAACATTGGATTAACTCCTTAGAACAAACAGGATATAGTGGTCGAAAGGCCATGATTTGTTTTAATGTGTCAGATGAAACAATCAAACAACTAACTGACCGTGGGTTCGAAATCTTTTTGGCATCTGAAAACAGAAATAAAGAAAATAACGGTTACCATTTTATGGATAACTTCACATTTCAAACACCAATGGCAAGACATTTCTTTTATTGGTTGTTCTTACGCCAACAAAAAGATATTCGTTATGTCATTTCTACTGATGTTGATATCGTATTTCAATTAAATCCATCTGATTGGCTAACAGAGAATATGAATGGTAAAAAATTGAATTATGGTTGTGAATCTTTAAAATATAAAAACGAAACAGAATGGGGCTTCAATAACATGGCTGAATGTTATGGACCATTAATACAGGATTACATGAAAGATAGACCTATCTATAATGCAGGTTCAATGGCAGGTGAATTTGAAACATTTAAAGACTTTTCTTTGAATGTGGCTTTAATTATAGAACGAATCAATCATCCTACACCAGACCAAGCTGGAGTAAATTTATTATTATCTTTAGAACCATACAAATCAATCACCAATTTTAATGACCACGATACGAACTGGTCTTGTCAATGTGGTACAACAGTTGATCCAAAAAGAATTGATATCTTTAGACCAAATCTGTTGAGTCCTGAACCCACATTTGATGGCGAATATGTATATAATAGTTTAGGTGAAAAGTATGTAATGGTTCATCAATACAATAGAATTCCTGAATGGAAAAAAGAGATTGAGAAAAAATATGCAAAATGATATTACAGTAGTAACTGCTTTCTTTGATATTGGTAGAGGAAATTTACCTAATGAAAAACATGGTAGAGTTTTACCACATTATCAACATAGAAGTGTCGATACTTATTTTCAATTCTTTAATAATTTGGCCAAACTTGAAAATGATATGGTCATCTATACAACGCCAAATTTTGTTGAAACGGTTTATAACATACGCAAATCACATGGACTTGAAGATAAAACAAATGTCGTTTCTATAGATTCTTATCTGCCAGGTGGATTTGAACCTGTTAAAAGTAAAATTCAAGAAATTATGGATGACCCCAATTATTATGGTAAAGTTGTTAATCCACAACTAATTGAATATTGGCATGCAGATTATGTGTTGGTAAACATCTTCAAATCTTTATATGTTGAACATGCGATTGAAAGTGGCTTTGTTAAAAATTATTTAACTGCTTGGATAGACTTTGGTTATGTTAGGGATAGCACCACAATACCTCCATGCAATCGGTGGACTTATCCTTTTGATAAGACTAAGATTCATCTATTCAATCAATATCCTATCGACCAAAAGAGACCTATTGATAGTATCATTTATACAGGCGATGTCTATGTTCAAGGATGCCATATTGTTGCTGGCACAGAAAAGTGGAAACTATTCAAAGATTTAATTTTGAGTAATTTAAATGTTTTGTTAAATCATAAATTAATTGATGATGACCAAACATTATTACTCATGTCTTATTTAAGTAATCCAGAAGAATTCGAATTACATGAAGCCGATCCAAATGACTGGTTTAGAATTTTTAGGAAATACAATGAACAAAATTAGAGTATATTCTCCACGCATACACAATCTTGGCGACTTTATACATTGTTTACCTGTGTTGTCAGGTTTGGCAAAAAAATTAGATTCTCAAATATCTTTTGGCATTTGTAATCGATTGGAAAGATTTAAAGGCATCAAAGAACTCTTGATGGCACAAGGATTCTTTTCTAATGTCAATTTCATGTATGAATTATATACCACCGATAATAACTACATCTTACTTGAAGATACTGGTACAGAAGAAGGTTACGGTACAAGGCCTATCGTTACACATAAAATGTATACTTTTATCCGTGATAATTATAAAATTGATTTTGAATGTGATGATGATTTTGAATTAAAACTACAAGATGTTTTGGTAGAAGATACTGGTGATAAATTTGTTATTGGTGATAGATGGTCACCTAAAGATGCTGTTGATGTAGATACAAGACGATATTCTAATTTGATTGAGAGTGCCAATATTATACCAAAAGAAAATGCTATTTACCTTGACTATACAAAAGATTTGATGTATAATTGCAATTTAGTTAAGAAAAGTGCAAAGCCTTTTATATCAACATTTACTGGTATTGGTATTCTTGCTGACTTAATGAAAAAAGAAACTCATGTTTTGTGGGACGAAGATATGAGAAACTGGCAAGGCAAACCTGTAGAACACGATTTCGATTTACACTATTATAAAAATAGAAATAGTAAATTATTTTATATACATGATTATCAATATTGAACCTCACAACTTTGGTGGACCGATGCGCAATGGAGATTTAATTGCGTTGATGAACTTCATCGAATATCTATGGAAAGATAATAAAGAATTACAGTTTCATGTTCCAGACCGTTCAATACAACCAAATGATTACATTCGAAGATTTAGAGATTGGTTGGTAGACAATACGAACCATTTTGTAAAAACCGAAGGACAAAATGTATTGAATATTCAAAACGCCAATCTTTGGGAACTAAGGTCAATGACTGGCGACATACTCAAGCTTGATTTTGCTAAACCAACTAAGAAAAAAATTGTTATTGCTCCTTTGTTTGATGGTCCATATAACACGTATCGAAATTGGCCTAAACAAATGGCTGATGATATTATAGAACACTATTCACAAAAAGAATATGATGACTACGAAAAGGTGATTTGTGTAAAAGATTGGTTCTCTAGTGTATCAGGCTGGTCTTGTAGTCATGATTTTATAAAAAACATTGAGCATATTATTGAATGTAGTCATTTTGTTGGTGGCGATACTGGTACATCACATTTTGCTTCCGTTCTACCCCAAAAAGAAAAATTAAATTATTTTTATGGTTCTGTGGGATTACTACATACTACTCCTTTCTATGCTCTGCAAGGTAAAGGAAATATTAATATGTTTAATCAACAATGGAAGTTAGATTTATTATGAGTAGACCTTATCGTGAAAAACATAAAGAACACGGTCAAACAGCACCATTAGAATTATCTGATTATGTAATTAAATTGATTGAAGAAATGAAAAATAAACCTATGTCTATTTTAGACGTGGGTTGTGGTTCAGGTGAACAATTCAAAAAAATTTCATATACTGTCGGTAAAGAAACATTTTCAAGAACGGTTGCACTTGACTGGTCAACCAAAGCTGTAGACTTGTTAAAAACAAAAGATGTATATAATGAAGTCTATTTGGCTCAATCTAGTAAACTACCATTCAAAGACCAAGAATTTGATGTTGTATTATCAATTGAAAACTTGGAACATCTTTATAAAGAGGATGTTATTCCTGCAATAGAAGAAATGAAAAGGGTTGCCAAATACATCATCTTGGTGACTCCATTACCTAGTCATGTTATCAATCATCATTTTCTCAACGGTGAAATCTCAGAAGCCAAATCAGATAAAGAATATTTAAATTATGAAGAATTTATTGTATTAGAAGGAACGATACATAAATCTGTAGTTTATCCTAACTCTATGAATGATGCTGGGTTTCAAACTGAAGCAAAATCACACGGTTATTACTTTGGTCAATCCAATAATATTGACACCAATATGATTAAATTTGTCGGTATTCCAAAAACAGAAACACCAACAGATATTGATTTACGAGATTATTATTTAAAACTATTAGAAAATTCTAAAAATTTAAAAGTATGAAAATAAAATTATACAGTCATGTGGTAGAAAATGCTCCACAAATAACGATGGAACAAGCAGAGTTGTTGGAAAACACAGGATTATTGGATGCTTGTGATGAAGCCACTTTCTGCTTACATTTTGACCACCAAAAATTTAATTGGCTAGGGGAAAGATGGCAAAATAGAAACAATGTTAAATTTCATTTTTTCAATTCAGATTACAAAGAATGGCACGAACAAACCACGTTACACAAATTACAAGAAGATGTTCATAGTAATGATGAAGAATATTATGTGTTATACATTCACCATAAAGGTGCTTTTAGTAATCAAGTTGGTTGGCGAAAATATATGGAATATTTTTGTATTGAACGATGGAAAGAATGTATTGAAAAGTTAGACGAAGGTTATGAAACTTGTGGTGCATCTTTTTTAAATAATCCTCCTCATCCTTTTTATGCTGGAAATTTCTTTTGGGCAAGAGCTTCTTATCTCAGAAGATGTAAACGAATGAAAACTCCACCAGAAAATAATTTTCAACCACAGTTTGAAGGCCAACCACACATGAGATTTGATTCAGAATGTTGGCACGGTAGTGGAAATCCAAAATGGTATGATATGCATCCTGGTCCTGATAGAAGATGGTATTGGACACCAAGTCAATACCGAAATGATATGTCCGAAACAATTACATTTGATACCACAAGATGAAAAAATTTGGTATAGTTTGTGTTGATACTTTAAATTATGAAGCAGCTTCTAGAGCTGTTATGAGCACCGTCAATACCTTAAAAGATAAAATTGACATTTCTACCATTTATTGGTTCTCTGATGTTGCTTTTCCTGTACAAACAGAGTATAATATAGTTTACACCATTATTGATAAAATTGATCCTAAGACATTAAATCAACAATTAAATGATGTTTTATTGAATAAGTTATTACACCTTGTTACAGAAGATTATGTGATTGTCGTACAGAGTGATGGTTACGCTGTTAATTCAGAAGCTTGGACGGATGAGTTTTTAAATTATGATTATATTGGTGCAACATGGTCGTGGTGGCATGAAGAATGGAAAAACATCAATGTTGTTGGAAATGGTGGTTTTTCATTGAGAAGTAAAAAATTATTGTCGGCTCTTGCTGATTTAAAAGAACCACATAACAACAGATTGGAAGATGAGTATATTTGTAGAATACACAGAGAAGTCTTGGAACAGAAATATCAAATCAAATATGCACCATCTCAATTGGCCGACAGATTCAGTATAGAACATAATCTTTCTTCTCCTTGGTTAGGAAAAAGTTTAGGATTTCATGGAAAACACGGCATTTGTAGATATTATGGTGTTGAAATAGATTAAATCCAACGTTTTTAACGACTATGTAGTAAATCGAATGTTTCAAAAGTTTATATACGAAACATTAAAAGTTGTATAAATAAGTGACCGGCAACCAAAGTGTGTTGCAAATCTAGTAAGGAAAATTATGTTATCATTTAAGTCATTCTTAACGGAAGAATCTGAAAAAGGTTCTGAACTTAAACACATTCATCACGCAGAAGATAGGCCCCTAATGCACGGTCATGCTGGGTTTGAGCATGCTCATGCTGCCTTGATGAAAGCTCATGAACACGTCAAATCTGGTCACAAGAACACCAATTTAACAATGAAATATGATGGTTCACCATCTATTGTTTTTGGTCACCACCCTAAAAATGGTAAGTTTTTTGTTGCGACCAAATCTGCTTTCAATAAGAATCCAAAGATTAATCATACTGAAGCAGATATTGATAGGAACCATGGCCATGCTCCTGGTTTAGCACACACACTTAAACATGCACTAAAACATTTACCAAAAGTAACACCAAAACATGGAGTATATCAAGGTGACTTGATGCACCATGCTGATACCAAGACTTTACATGAAAGTTATATTGTTGAAGCTAAAGGTGATGTATCTTTTACACCAAATACAATCACATATACTGCACATGGTAAAGAAGCCGAAAAGATTAAGAAATCTAAAGTTGGAGTGGTGGTTCATCATGAATATAGCCATGATATGAAACACGCTTCACCTCATGTAGATACCAGTAAATTTAAAGAACATCCAGATGTTCATTTACATGGCGCAGAACATGATACAAGTAAAGTGAAACATACTCCAGAAAGAGAAAAAGAGTTTCACAAGCACATGACTGCTGCTAAAGAAATTCACGATACTCATGGTCACAAAATGTATGATTCTATTCACCACAAACATAGTGGAGAACACGGACACTTAGCATCATATATAAATCATACAGTTAGACATGATGAGGTGCCTAGTGTTAAAGGTTTTAAAGAACATTTACACCATGAACATGAAAAGCAGGCAGCAAAAGTAAAAACCGATAAGAGTAAAGAAGAAAAAAGAAGTGAAGGTAAATCTCAAATTGCTCATGTCGAAAAACATAAAGCACACTATGGAAACCTATTTGCAATGCACCATCATTTACACCAAGCCAAAAATGCTTTGGTTAAATCTTTAGAAACACATGAAGGTCACTACAAACATCATATTGCTGGCAAAAAATCTAAGCCTGAAGGTTTTGTCGTTCATCATGATAATCAACCAACTAAATTGGTTAACCGTGCTGAATTTGCAAAACAAAATTTATTAAAAGTTCGCAAATGAAATCGTTTTTAGAAATCCTCCAAGAAGAAGAATCATCAAGTAAACATCATGTTACTACTTTTGGAAGGATGAATCCTCCCACTACTGGTCATTTAAAATTAATCGATAAGGTTAAAGAAATTGCTAAGAATAAGAATGCTTCCCATTCAGTAGTGGTTTCACATTCACAAGATTCTAAAAAGAATCCATTATCACCAGAACAAAAAGTAAAACATTTGACCAGATATTCACCTGGTACTCATTTTGAAAAAGCGTCAAAAGAACATTCTACCGTTCTACACCATGCATCAAAATTACACAAGTCTGGTGTGACACATTTACATATGGTTGTTGGTTCTGACCGTGTCAAAGAAATGCACCATTTATTACACAAATACAATGGTGTAAAAGGTCCTCATGGTCACTACAACTTTAAAAAGATTACTGTTCATTCAGCTGGTCACCGTGATCCTGACGCAGAAGGTGCAGAAGGTATGTCTGGTACTAAGATGAGAGAACATGCCAAGAATAAGAACCACCATGAGTTTAGGAAAGGCGTTCCTTCTCATGTTTCTGACCATCATGCCAAAGAGTTAATGCACGATGTTCGTAAAGGAATGGGTTTACATGAATCTACCAATCGTTGTCTATTCCACGCAATTTTTGTTACTGGTGGTCCGGGTTCAGGTAAAGATATCATTATAAGAGAATCTATTGCTGAGGCCAGAGCTGTTGAACTAAATGCAACACAGGCTTTTGATTATCTTGCTGATAAACAAAAATTATCTGAAAAATCAACAGATTACCGCAGAGAAGCTATTAGAAATCGTGGTCCATTAGTCATTAATAGTCCTGCCGATGACATTGAAAAGATATCTTACATTAAAGAAGAATTGGAAGAATTAGGATACAGTACATTGATGGTTTTTGTTGATACCACAAACCAAGCCAGCCAAGAAAGAAACTCCAGGCTGACTCGAATGATGGTTGAGTCTATTAGACAAGAAAAATGGTTACAAGCACAAAATAATAAAAATATTTTCCTTGAATCTTTTAAAAATGTTACAATATTCGATAATAGTGGTTCAATAGAATCGGTTGAAGAAAACATCACCGATATATACAAAAAAATTAATAGTTTTATTGATACTGAGATATATAATGTAGTGACAGAGAGCTGGTTAAAAAACAACAACCGGCTAAATATAAATGTGAAGTTTAATTTAATGTTCAAGGAAGAAAAAAATGTTGAAAAAATTAATAGATTTTCTAAAATTAAAACCGGTGGCCCCAAAGCAGACGGTCCAGACGATATCAGTCCAGACAACAGAGCAGGAGACTCCAATTCAGGAAACCTCAAGTGGAACGCTCCCAAGCGAACCAAAACCTACACCTTCGGTGCAGGTCCAGGCACCTACGCAGAAGAAGCCAAGAAGCCGAGCATCAAAATCCGGCCAGCAGAAAAAGAAAGCAACTTCTCCCAAGACAAAGAAAAACTAAAGAGAAAGCGGTTCTCTGATTCTCCAACACAGAATCAGAGAATGAGAAATACTACAGGTATTGGACCTGAATATGACACTCGCCAACAGGGAACAGTATACCCTATGTCTGGACTAGGCGATGTAACTTATAGAGAACAAAAAGATTTCAAAAAATTTAGAAGTATTATTAGAGAGTTTAATGGATTCCAAAATGATGTGGAATCTGGAGTTGGGGGAACATTAAGTGGTTCCGATAACAAAGAACCGATGCAAACCTATAAAGATGTTGATAAAAACCTAATCACAGTAATTAATAAAAAGAAAAAGAAACAGGAGAAATAAATGTTTACCAAAAATAATATGCAACTAGATGCTATTGCTGAAGCCGTTAAAAAAGTAATGGCTAAAGAAGCGGAACTAGATGAAACAGGTTTGCGTAAAGCTGCTTATGCAGCACATTCAGCAGGCCAAAAAATGTTTACATTTAAAGGTAAGACATATCCTGTTAAAGTTCAAGGCGAAAACATCACTTATGGTGAATGTATGGAAGAAACTGTCGATGAAGCAACTTCTGAAAAAGTTCCTACTCCTACTGGTATGAAAGTGTATGGTCATCGTTATGGTGATTCCGCTAAAGCTCGTAAAGACCAAACCAAACACGACATTGATAAAGTTAAAGAACCAAAAGACAAAGACCTTAAAGAAGAAGGTGATTGTGTTACTGAACCTGAAGCAAAAAACATTGCTAAGAAAGAAGTAAAAGGTCACGAAAAAAAGATGCATCACAAAGAAGGTTATAATTTTGCTTCTCGTTTAATCAACCATGCTATATTTGCTGAAGAAGTTGAAGAAGAACTCAATGAAGTGTTGAGTAAAGATGCTTCTGCTGGTGACTGGATTCATGATTTCATTCACTCAGATAATCCAAAATTCAAAGGTAAGACTAAAGCTGAACGTAAGAAGATGGCATTAGGTGCTTACTATGCAAAACAGAATGAAGAAAAAGAAGCTGGTGAGAAACATGATGATGAAGAAGAAGATAAAGAATTAGTTAAAAAGATGGTTAAGAAAACCGCTTTGAAAAAAGAAGAATATGAATTGGATGAAGCCAAAGTAACAACTTCCGATACTAATCCAGACCGTATTACTACAGACACATTAAAAGGTCGTGAAGAAGGTGGTAGATCCAATTCTTTCCAATCATTCAAATTAAAATTGAAATCTGATGGTGAAATGAAAGCTCCACCAAAACAAGAACCTGCTGATTCTGCTGCAATACGTTCCGATATAGCTAAACCTGGTTTAGAGGATAAAATTGACCGTTTGGATCCAAAATATGGAAAACCAAATTCATTTAAAGAACAATCTGAATTGTCAGAAGAAACACCAAAAAAGAATCAAGATGTTGCTGATAAATCTTATTTAAAAGATATGGGTAAAAAACCTTCTTTAAAAGGTGATTTGAAAAACTTTGGTCGTTTCTTAGCAGGCAAAAAAGAAACCAATGAAGCAAAAACACTTTCACCTGGACAAGATGATGCACCATTTGAACAACCATATTCAACAACACCACAAAATGTAAAAGATAAATCTGGTGCAGTTCATACTCCAATGAGTCGTGCAAAAGACTTGGCTCGTCAAGCAATGAAACGTATCAAAACAGAAATGCTTGGTAAAGCTCCAGGAAATAACTAATATGCACAAACTGGCAAAAAAACTAAAGGAGATTATCAAAGGTGTGGCACCCAAGTCCACCTTTGGTACTGATCCTAATGACCCTTGGTCAACTAGAGCTGGTATCAATGAAGCTTCATTAGATACATATTTGTTATCTCGTGGAATTGATCCTAAAAGAGTTAGTAAAGATACTAAAATCTCTCATGCTAAATCTTCTGCATTTATTAAATGGAAACAACAACACACATTTGAAGAAGTTGAAAACATCAACGAAAGTGAATTGGAACAATATCTTTTATATAAAGGTATGAATCCAAAATATGTTTCTCTATCACAAAAAATTTCATATGCAAAATCAGCTGATTTCATTAGATGGAAACAGACACATATGCATGAGGGTATTTCCTCACAACATACTTCAGTACAACTTAGAAAACATTCTTTAGACAAATCTAAACATATGAATAAAGTTGTTACAACAAATGGATTACATAAAGAAGATACTGTACTTGATGAAGTTAAAACAATACAAGGAACTGCTTTAGATAAGTTCCGTCAAGCATCTGCTGAAAGAGCAAAAAAACATAATGAGATTGAAAAACAAATGAAAGCTCGTCATGCAGCAGGCCAAACTGATGTCAAAGGTGCTATCGACCGTTTAGAAAAACATTTAAATAAAGAAGAAGCTGAACACAAAGTGGGTGATTCTGTTGTTGTTCATTCTAAGTTTTTTGGTAAACAAAAAGGTAAAGTAACCAAAGTTGATAATCAATCTATTCATGTTCAAAGAGATGGTAAAGGACATTCTGAAAAATATCCTCATGATGCTGTAGTTAAAGAAGATACTTATCAAGATCCACAGGCTGCAACTCAAACTGTGGCTGATGCTGCAAATGGTGCTGATGATGTTCAACAACCATCAAATATCAGAAAATCCGAATTAACTAAATCGGCTCGAATGATTAAGTCTTTATATAAAAAACATAATGCGGTCAAAGAAGAAGTATATGACCACGAAAAAGAAGATAAATCTGTTGCGTCTTATGGTAAAAAACCAAAGTTCATTAAAACAGATGACAGTAACGAGGTTGCAAAAGAACCTGAAGCAGCAGCAATTATGAGTGGTGGTAAGACTTTAACTGGTGAACCTAGGGACACCATTGAAATTGACCCCCTAATGAAGAATCGTCCTAATAATCAACCTAACGAAATTGATAAGGTTGTTAAGGATAAGAAAAAGAAGTAAGATAAATAGTTAACAAACAAGGATATTTAAGGAGAAAAACATGTCCTCATGGGGAAATTACGATGCATCATCAAACGCACCATATTGGGTGGTCAATTCAACGGTAGCACCTGACAATCCAAATCGTGCTAGACCAACAGCTGCCAATGTGGCATTACTGTATGGTAACACATCTTCTGATGTATATACCACAGACGAAAAAATTGGATTGTTCATGGTTGATTCTGCTGAAGAACAGGTACAAGAATCTACTTCTGTAAAACCAGCACATTCTGGCTGGAATTTAAGAAAAGAAGGTTCTGGTGGCCGTGCAGGTCGTGTAACATGGGAAACTTTAGTTACTATCGCCAATGTTCAATCAGACAACAATAGTGACGATGCAACATTACCTGATGCAGTAATCACAATCACACAACCTGCAACATTGCGCACATTAACTGCTAATGCTCAAGGTGCTAATACAACAACATTGTCTGTAGTTGGTACAACAGTTGTTCCTTCTAGTGCAACTCTAACATATCAATGGCAAGTTAATGCTGGTGGTATGAATTGGGTTGATATGCCAACTGGTGTAAATGTTACAACAGGTCAACCTGGTAGCATGAAGAAATCTAATTCTGATACAGCTACAGTAACTTTAGCACCAACAGCTACAACAGCAAACAATTACGTATACCGTGCAAAGATTACAGCAACAAACGCTGGAATCCAAAATTCTGGTGTAACAGTATACTCTGCTAATAGCCAAGTTAGAATTTATTAATTAAGTATTAATTTTTAAAATTGATGTTGGGGGATATTCGTATCCCCCTTAAACTTGAGGAAATATAATGATTCGGCAGTATTTTGAACAAAATGAAGTAAGAAAATTACATTTAGGTTCTGATTCGCATGTGTTGGATGGATGGTTGAATGTAGATTGGGAACCTCACGGTAACCCCAACATTCTCAAAGCTGATATTACTCAGCCATTTCCATTTTTCAACGAAACTTTTGATTATGCTTATTCAGAACACACGATTGAGCATTTGACCTATGAAAAAGGTCAAGCTATGTTGAGAGAAACATATAGAGCTATGAAAACTGGTGGAAGAATTAGAATTACTACACCAGATTTAGGTTTTTTAGTGGAGATGTATCTTAATCCTGACAATGAATTGTATAAGAGATATTTGGAATGGGCAACACCATTAATGATGAAATGGGCGCCTTATAATGACCAAGTATTTCTTTTCAATAATTTTGTGAGAGATTGGGGACACGTTTTCATTTATGATAAAAAAACTTTGGCTAAAAGTTTAGAATTGGCAGGATTTAAAAATATCACCGAACATAAAATTTGTGAAAGTGATGATGCCAATTTAAGAGATTTGGAAAATTGGCCAAGAATGGGTAAAGAATTTTTACAATTAGAATCAATGACATTAGAAGCAGTTAAATAATGTTTGAAGATTTGAACGAAGAAAACTTTATGTTATATGTGGTGAAGTGTTATGCTTCACCTCATTGTATTATGTCAGAATTTGAGAGCGACATTAAAAGAACGAAATATTTAAAGAGGTTGTTTCGTAGATACAAAGTTACAAAATCTTTAAAAGAAAGATTAATTTTAAATCATGTTATTTTATTGAATAATGTTTTTGGTCCTATACCAACAGCAAGAATTTTATTCTATAAAATAGATGAACGAGATTACGATATACTAAAAACATTTTTGGATTATTTGGATATCATGCCAGACGAAGTAACTGGAATAAATGGTAAAACAATTTACTCATCTGATATTCCATTAGAACCAAATATTGCAGAAATATTAAGGAAAATATGAAATCATTTAAGCAACATATCAATGAAGCGGATAAAAAAGATATCATCGCTTTTGATATTCCATTATTGATTCGTGTTTTTGAATTGGTTCGTGAAGATATAAAAACGGACGTAGATTTACATAAAGTAGTTGAAAGACTTATTGATATTCGCCATCGTGGCACACTAACGATGGACGACTACAATTATATTGCAGGTAAAAAATGAAAACTTTTAAACAAATTAGAGAAAAAGGTAGATGTTGGCCAGGTCATAGACCTGTTCCAGGTAAAAAACCTTATTCTCCAGGAAGTTGCACAAAAGAGGATCATGTTAAAGAGTTGGAAGATGGTTTAAAAAAATTAGATAGCCATGATTATGACACAATTGATGGATTAATGACAAAAATATCCAAAAAACACGGCATCACAGGCAAAGACCTACACAACGACTTTAAATCAAAACACGGTAAAACACCTGACGATTGGATCAATGAAGATTTGCGCAAATGGTTTAAACAAGATTGGGTTCGCATGGACACCAAAGGTAATGTCAAGGGACATTGTGCTAGAGAACCAGGTGAAGGCAAACCAAAATGTTTACCAAGAGCAAAAGCAAATGCATTGGGTAAAGAAGGCAGAGCTAAAGCATCACAAAGAAAACGCCGTGAAGATCCTAATCCAGAACGCCGTGGTGCACCAATCAATGTCAAAACAGAAAGTGCTGCGGCCGCAATTGCAGCTGCAACAGCAATTGCAAAGAAAAAATCTGGAGATTATGATTCAAAAGGATTAAGAAAAACTCCTTATAAAAATCCAGACCATCCTTTAAGAAAAAGCAACGCAGAAAGATTAAAAGAAGGAACAAAAATGAAAACATTTAAATCATTTATGGAAAAAAATGAAACGTTGGACGAAAAAAATGTTCCAACAAGTCCAGAGAAATGGGCACGTGCTAAGGCAGCTGCCAAATCTAAATTTGCTGTTTATCCTTCTGCATATGCTAATGGTTGGGCTTCTAAAAAATACAAATCAATGGGTGGCGGTTGGAGAAGTACTAAAGAAGAAGTTGAAATTTATGAAAAAAGAGACCATGAATATTCTGATCCACACATGGCAGTTAATCAATTAAAAACTATCATGCATAATGCTGAAGAATTGATTAACTTGATGGGACAAAATACAGATTTGCCGGAGTGGGTAGAATCTAAAATCACATTGGCGGAAGATTACATCATGACAGTTGCAAATTACATGCGTAGTGAAATGCACGAAGAATACAATCCTGAAGTAATGTTTGATATTGTTGAAGATTATGTTGTAGAATTAGCAGAAAAGTATGAAGTTGATCCTGAAGTTATTTGGGAAGATTTTGAAGCAGTTCCTGATGAAGAACTATACGAAACTGCAGCATGGCAACGAAAAGCAGGTAAAGATCCAAAAGGTGGATTAAATCGTAAAGGTATTGCTTCTTATCGTAGAGAAAATCCAGGTTCAAAATTATCTATGGCTGTTACAACAAAACCCTCTAAATTAAAAAAGGGTAGTAAAGCAGCTAAACGCCGTAAATCATTTTGTGCTCGTATGGGTGGTATGAAAAAAAGATTAACATCTGCTAAAACTGCACGTGATCCAAATTCTCGTATCAATAAAGCTTTAAGAAAGTGGAATTGCTAATGAAATCTTTTAAACAATTTTGTGAAGATGGAATGGGCGGTGGCGCTATTGGTGGGGGACCAACAAATACAGTAGGTGGTGTTGCTTCTACAGGAGATTCTAGATTGCCTGCTGACCAAAGAGAGCCTGGAGTTCATTTGAAGAAGAAAAAGGCACATAACCCTGTAATGATGGGTATGGGTCATAGAAAACCTCCAAAAATTTAATTATGTGGTTTTTATCATTTGTACCTGATTGGTTATTGACATGGTTAATTCACGGTGCTGTCATCGTGGGTTTGTTTTTGACTTTTGGTGGTTCGTTATTAAAAAATGTGCCTATAATTAATTCGTATGCACAATTTGCTAACACTATTGGTGGAATTTTATTGTTGATTGGTGTTTATTTTGAGGGTGGTTTGGGTGTTGAAATGTCGTATCGTGCCAAGATTGCTGATTTGCAAGCTAAAGTAAAAATAGCAGAACAACAATCAAAAGAGGCAAACGCTGCAATTGAACAAAGAGTTGCAGAGCGAGTTAAGAATATTAAGGATAATGTAAATGTTAAAGCAAAAGGTATCGAAGCGAATCGTGCTAGTATCAATGCTGAGTGCAAGCTGTCTGATGTTGCTTGGATGTGGTACAACCGTGCCAGTCAAAATGACATGGCCGGAGGCACCACCAAGTTTAATGGAACCAGCAAGTAATTTAGATCCTCTATCAGAAGATAAGAAATCACTTACTGACCTGATTCAAAACGCCAATGAAAATTTTGGCAAATATTACCAATTAAAAGAGAAGTATGACGCTTGGCAAGATTGGTACAAATCTCAAAAACAAATCTACGAAAGTATAAAATGAAAATGCGACTTATAAGTATTATTTTGGCCTTTGTTTTGTTACCTATAGGTAACAGTTTTGCTTGGACACAACGGTCTAATGCAGCACAAGCTCAATGTATTCCACAAGCACCTTATGGATTTCCTGCAACAAATCCTCCAACATATCCAATTTGTCGTCAAGGTTATTTTGTTGGTTACGATGCTGCCGCTAAGTTACCAAGGTATGTGACATACACATTACTTCCACAAAACGCTTTAGGTTGTGTTGCAAGAACAAATGCTTTTGTTAAAGATGAAACTACACCAAATGGTGCATCACCACAAGATTATGCTGGTACAGGATATGATAAAGGTCACATGTCACCAGATGGAGACCAATCTTGGGATGTACAAGTAGAATATGAAAGTTTTTTGATGACAAATATGAGTCCTCAAGCTGGATCTTTGAACCGTGGCATTTGGAAACTGTTAGAGACCTCTGTAAGAGGATGGTCCGTTCAAAGGAACCAATCGTATACGATTTATGTTGGCGGCATCTACAATGCAACTGATAAAAAAATTGGTAATGGTGTAATTGTACCTCATGGTTTTTATAAAATTGTAATTAATAATCAAACTAAAGAATATGCAGGTTGGGGATTCCCACATGTTGAACCATATCCAAATTTGGGTAACGACTTAACTAAGTTTCGTGTTCCTGTACAACAAATCATGGGTATGGCAGGTGTAAACTTTGCTCTACCACAAGGCGGTGTAGAGTTACAACCAGGTAAAGAATGGCCTGTAAATTTTGGTGCTCTCACAAATGCTAAACGTGCCAAGTGTGGTGCAAACTCATCGGTGGATTAATATGAAAAAGATACTCATTACAAGTACTTTTGTAATACTTTCAGGATGTTCATTGTGGATGGCAGGATATGATTCCAGTGAATATATGTTGGTTAACAAAATTAGAACCACAGCAGAACTTGGTAATTGTGAACCGACTACAATTAATTCGTTGTATGTTACCACAACAGAATTTAAGAATTTTGCACAGTATATACCAAGAAACCAAGCAACAATTGATTTGAGTAAAAATCTATATACTTTGGTAGACGAATTACATAAAAAAGAAAACCCTAGCCCTGCCTACTGTAAGATTAAACTAAATATTATAGCTAAATCGGCAGAACAAATACAACAAGTTGTGGGGAGTAAACCAAGATGAGCGCACTAGTTAATATAGCACAACAAGCTAATGATTTACAACAACAGTATCAAGCAGGACAGTTATCTGCCGCAGAATTTAAAGAATTATGTGAAGATTTAAAAATTGTTCAACAAATTGCTGACGATGCCAGTGATTTTGAAAGAGACCAACAATATCGTGCCTTTATTTTGGGTGTTATTCAAGTGGCAAGTGCAATACCTTTATAAGAGATAATATATGGAATTAACATTAGACCAACTAAAGCAACTATTACCAAAAAATCCTTATGTGGATCATTGGCATCGTGTTTTGGCACAATTATTGCCGGATTATGAAATTAGCACTCCACAACGAGTCGCAGCTTTCTTAGCTCAATGTGCTCACGAATCTGGTGAGTTTACCGCATTGAAGGAAAACTTAAATTACAGAGCGCCAACATTACGCAAAGTATTTCCAAAATATTTTCCAACGGATGATATTGCCAACGAATATGCAAATAAACCAAATAAACAAGAAGCTATAGCTAATCGTGTTTATGCTAATCGTATGGGTAATGGAGACGAAGCATCTGGTGATGGATTCCGTTTCTGTGGTCGTGGTCTAATTCAATTGACTGGTAGAGAAAACTATTCTTGGTTTGCCGCTTCAGTTGGTATTTCTGTTGAAGAAGCTTCTGAATATCTACAGACTTTTGAAGGTGCTGCACAATCAGCGTGTTGGTTTTGGGAAAATAATAACCTAAACGCATTTGCTGATACTGGTGATTTCGTTACCATGACAAAACGTATTAATGGTGGTACAATCGGTTTAGATGACCGTATTGCACATTATAAACATGCTTTACAAGTATTTGGAGTATAATAATGAACGATAGAAAATTAGGTAGATACTTAGTTCTTTTATTATTCTTTCCTTTGGCGTTAGGATTTTGTAGTAGTGAGAGATTTCGCTATCCTTGCCAAGACCCAGCTAATTGGGATAAAGATATGTGTAAATTGCCTTTATGTGACGTTACAAGAACTTGTCCTGAACATATTTTTAAAGGTCAACGTGATCCAAGACAAGGACCACCAGCTGATACCAAGGCACCAACACCAACTGTACCAGTAACACCAGTAGGAGCAAATTGCAAATGATTTTCAAAAATACTAAACCTGTTGATAATAAAATTGAGGAGCAAGTAGTGGAAACTTTCGTTTATACAGAAGATCAATTAATGGCTCGATTGAAATTTTTTATTGGTATTTGTTTATCTCTTACTTTGTTTGGTATTGTATTTGTTGTGTTATATTCTTTGATTTTCGTAACACAACCATTAAATGCTATCTCACCAATTGATGCCAAATTTTTTGAATTAATTACACCTATTGCTACATTTTTAACAGGTACACTATCTGGTATTATGTTGGCTGGTGGTGACAAGGACGCACAAAAGATGGCGTTACAGGCGGCAACAAGACCAACAACACCATCGCCTGCTCCAGTCACTCCTCCTTCTTTTGGTGGACCATCATTGACACCTAGTTTCGGTGCTTCACCGTTAGGTGGTAATAATATGAGTGCAATGCCTACATCATTTACACCTGCACCAGTTGCACCATTTGTACCTGGTGTTGTAATGAGTTCTACAGGCAAACCAATGCCAGTTCAACCACCTCAGCCTGAATTATAATGAATTGGTTAACTAGTATGTTGTCTGACAGCACCAACGGTTCTGTTAGTAGTAAAAGAGTAGTAACTTTTATTGCTTTCATACTTTGTGGTATTGCATTTATGGTAGATTTATTATCAAACTATAAAGCAGAACCACATTTGTTTGATTCAATGATGTATATTGTAATTGCAGGTCTAGGTTTTACTGCATCCGAAAAATTTGCTAAAAAGGAATAAAAAATGAAAAAAATTATCAGCGCATTGGCACTCTTGTTTGCTTTCTCTTTGGTACACGCTGAAGGTGAAGTACAAAAAGCTTGTGTAAAAAATGAAAAAACAGGTAAAGAAGTTTGTAAACAAATTAAGGTACATAAAAAATTAGAAGTTGAACCTGTACCAGCTCCAGCACAAAAGAAAAAATAAATGTCCCCAGCAGAGCAAGAATATACCGACCTAAAAGTGGATGTTGGTGTTTTAAAGACACAAGTATTTACTTTATCACAATTATGTGAGAAAATGGACAAAGTTATAGAAAGACTTGTGGATGTTCACGACCAACACATTAGTAAAGTATATGAATCCATGGACAATCAAAGAAAAGAAAAAGATGATGATGTTGCCGAAGTTCATGAAAGAGTTGATGTGGTTTTAGAAAAACTAACTGAAACCGAAAAACGGATAATGGATGAATTCCAAAGTTTGAAAAAATCGATGAGTGAACATAGTGCCAACACCAAAGCACAATTTGAGCAGTTGAGTAAATGGAAATGGACACTTGCCGGTGGTATTATTGTTATAACATGGTTGATTTCTAGAGTAGGATTTGATACACTACTAAAATTATTGCATTAAGTTAATTTACATAATTGGTATATAATGAGCATTTTTATTGATAGGCAGTTTTTGCTGAGGGTTTCCCCAAAGCTCCAAAAATTCACACAGAAAAAGGATGACCTGTACAATTTCAGGTGTCCTCTTTGTGGTGATTCACAAAAAAATAAATCCAAATGTCGTGGATATATTTACCGTAAAAAGAATGATTATTTCTATATGTGCCACAATTGTGGTGCGTCCACATCTTTTTATAATTTTTTAGACAGAGTTGATTCAACACTCATTAAAGAATATGCTCTCGAAAGATATAAGAACGATGAAACACGGGATACAAATTACAAGAAACCAAAGTTTGAATATGAAGAAGCTAAAACTAAACCGGTCTTTCAACAAAAAATACCATTGGAATCGATTGAATCGTTACCAGAAGAACATTTTGCTAAGACATATGTTCGGTCACGGAAGATTCCCGAAAATTTCTATTCGCAATTATACTTTGCGCCAGACTTCCGTAAATTTGTTCAAGAACTTAATATCGAAAAGGAAGGCCTTAAAGAAGATGACCCGAGGCTCGTTATTCCATTCTATGATGAGAACAAAACCCTCATTGCATTCCAAGGGAGGGCTCTCGGTGAGTCCAAACTCCGTTACATCACTATTAAGACCGATGAAGATAACTCCAAAGTCTTTGGATTAGACAGGATCAATCAGGACGAGTTAATCTATGTAACAGAAGGTCCTATTGACAGCATGTTTTTAAATAATGCGGTGGCAACAGCTGATTCTAACCTTTCCTCCATAACTTCTATATACGATAAGAGTAAAGTTGTTTTGGTGTTTGATAATGAACCTCGCAATAAAGAAATCTGTAAAAAAATAGATGAAGCTATTGAAAATCATTTTAATGTAGTGATTTGGCCCGAAATGATTGAATCTAAAGACATTAATGATATGGTATTGTATGGGTTTTCACCTGATGAAATCCAAGACATTATAAGTAAAAATACCTTTGTGAATTTAAGAGCAAAAGCAGAATTTATTAATTGGAAAAAAGTATAATATGAGTGATATTAAAATTGAAGATTTTATTTTAGAATATGATAATTTTGTTCCTAAAGAATTCTGTGAAGCAACCATTGAGTATTATAAAAATATGGAAAAATGTGGATTCACAGAAAATAGGATGCAAGCTCAAAATAAATTGATGCACCAAATTAGCGATACAAACACAACACTGCAAGGTGAAGAATCGGTTAAGTTGGAAGCGACACAAGGACTATCAAGTTATTTTTTAAATGAATTTTGGTCGAAAGTTTATCCGCAATACACAAATAAATACAGCATACTAAAAAATAATGCTCCACACAAAATCAATAGCATAAAACTCCAAAAAATTAAAATAGGTGAAGGACACCATGAGTGGCATCATGAGTGTGGATCAATTGAATTATCGGGGAGAATATTGACATATCTGTGTTATTTGAATACTGTAGATGAAGGAGGCGAAACAGAATTTTT